GCGGGTGGGGGGGGGGGGGCCGCGCGGGGGGGGGGGGGGGGGGGGGGGGCGGGCCGCCGCCCCCCCCCCCCCGCCGGTGGCGACCTTCTCGCCGAGGTTGGCCAGCCCGGTGAGGTAGAGCCCGGTCTCGGCGTCCGGCGACGGAATCCGGTACACCTTCCCGTCGACCGGCACTTCGAGCCCGTCGTCGTCGAGAAACGCGCTGAGGTCCTTGAACATCAGGCGTAGGTGAACTTCGTCAGGGCCGTGGTCGCCGAGGCGCCCGCGGCGTTGGTGACCACGACGTCGACCTGCCCCGCGGCGTGCGCCGGGGCCACGGCCTCGATGATGCCGGGCGAGACGACGTCGTAGACGGTGGCGTTCGTGCCGCCGAACTTCACGCCCGTCGCACCGGCCACGCCGCCGAAGTTGACGCCGGTGATGCGGACGAGCGTCCCGCCGGCCGCGGCGCCGCCGTTCGGTGCCACGGAGGAGATCACCGGGACGACGCTTCCGGCCTCGGGGTGGGTGATCGGGTTCAGCTTGCCCTGCCCGGTCAGCGTCAGGGACACGAGGTTGAGGTCCGCCATTTTCCCGCCGTCCGGCGACCACGTCACCGCGGCCCAGCCCTCGTAGGCCTCGGCGCGGGGGCCGTTCTCGGTCATCTCGTAGAACCGGACGTGGGCGGTGTTGGCCGGGCCCATCTTGCCGATGCCCTTGCCGCGCAGGAACTCCTGGCCCGGGTCGTAGACCGTGCGGTCGCTGTTGCTGACCTTGCGCGCCACCTTCGTGGCGACCGACCAGGCCTCGGCGGTCTTGGTCTGCGACATGTAGCCGCCGCCGTCGAAGTCCGAGTCGTCCTGCAGCGTGGGGTCGATCTTCTGCTGAAAGTCGGTGATGCCCTGGACGGGAATCCAGACGGGCGCGGTGGCGCTGTCGGCGGTGTCGACGTCGAGGTACCACATCCGCTGAGTGGTCGAGGCACCCAGCGGGGTACGGGCGGGAACAGCCATCGTTTCGTTCTCCTATGTGCGGTTGGCGCTGGGCCGGTTGACGGTCAGGTAGTAGTTGTCCGAGTGCTCCCACCGGTTGCTGTCGTCGCGACCGAGCGAGCCTCCCGAGTTGCGCAGCGCCTCGACGACGTGCACCGGGCCGAGGTCGAAGGCGAACTTGCCGTGCAGCACGTCGAAAACGCGGTCGCTGATCGCCTTGACCTCGTGCGGGTTGGCGCCGCCGCGGCACCGGACCTGCACCCCGATCACCGAGTCCGACAGGGACGGATCGTCGGTCACCGGGTAATCGGAGAGGACGATCGCCCGGTCCGGGGTGGACGGCATCGCAGCGAACACGATCGCCGTCTCGCCGGGCAGGTTGGCCGAGCCGTCGCTGCGGTACGTCCCGGCGCCGGCCGCGTCGAGGAACAGGGCCAGGCCGTCGAGGAGGTCTCCGGTGAAGCTCACTGGAGCGCCCGCCTCAGCTCGGCCGCGATGATCTCGGCGACGGTGTCCCGCTCCGCGTTCAGCGGGGTCTCGAGGTACTTCGCGGTGCGGCCCTCGGCGTGCCGCCAGGTGAGTTCCTCGTGTTGGCGTGCGGCGTAGACGGTGTCGTAGGACACGGCCGCGGTGAGCCCGTCCTGGCTGGCGACACCGGACCGTTCGAGGGTGCCTTCCTCCAGCGGTACGACGGCGCGGGAGGCTTGCAGGACGTGCTCGGCGCCGAGGGCCAGGCCGTGCTCGGCGGCCGCGGTGGCGTCGGCGTCGAGACGCTCGCCGTTCCAGTTCACCTGGGCGCGGATGCTCACGTGCAGGACACCTCCACGTGGGACGGGACCGGCAGGGTGCCGCCGTCGCGGTCGGCGGAGGTGATCACGGTCGCCGTGCGGGTGCCCAGGTTGATCCGGGACTCCGGCGGGACGACGGTGCCCGGCGGGCAGTACACGGTGGACTCCGACACGACCTGCGACCCGTTGGGCGCGCGGACCAGGCGCCGCTCGTCGTCCCGGAAGCACCGCACCGTCACCGGCGCCCCGTAGACGGGCCCGTTGGCGCCGTTGCCCTGGAACGGCTCGATCGTGACCTCGTGCTGGAGCAGCACGGCGGGGAGCGCTACAGCCATGACCCCTCCCAGGTGTAGGACTGCACGACCGACCCGGCCAGCACCCGGCCGTCGCGCAGCTCGGTCTCGGCCTGCGGCGCCAGCTGCTGCCCGGACGCCGCGGCGCTGCCGCCCGCGCTCCCGCGCGAGAGCGACACCGACCCGATCGACATCGTCTGGTACTGCCCGGCGGTGCCGCGCTCGTCGCCGGTGTCCAGCCACCACAGCGCCTGCGCACACGTCGCGTCACGGAACGCGGCGCGGATGTCCACATCAGACGGGTAGCCCTGGGCGTCGACGTCGTAGATCGCGGTCTTCGTCGCCCGGCGGATCAGCTTGCTGGCGGAGGTGAGCAGCCGCGTGGCCTCCGGGTCGTCCGGCACCGTGAAGCCGGCGGGCGCGTAGGCGACGAGGTCGGCGCGGGTGGCGTAGACGAGGGTCATCGGGGTGTCACCTCCTTGTCGGTGGGGAGCGGGCCCGGCTGGCTCTCCCGGTCCAGCCGGGCCCGCGGTCTACTTCGCCGTGCTGTCGTCCGGCTTCGGCGCGGCCTTGCGGGTGGCCTGCTTGGGCTCGGGCTTGACCGGCTCCGGCTCCGGCTCCGGAGCGGCTGGGCTCGGCTCGGCGGGTGTCGGCGTGGGCGGCTCGGCCGGGGGCTCCGGGGCTTCGTCGGCGAGCGGCTCGATGCCGTAGCCCGCTTCGCGGAAGTAGCTGAGCGCCTGGCGCTGCTCGCCGTCGACCTCGGCGGTGCCGTTGGCGAAGTCGACGCCGACGACGTTGCCGGTGAACTTCTCGACGGGGGTGCTGACCTTGAATCGCATCCGGGTCACCGCACCTTCAGGTTGCGCAGGACGCCGCACGCCTTGGTGTTCTTGAGCACCATCGTGCACGGGCCCATCTCGGCCTCACCGGTCTTGACCGCGCCCGGCAGCTCCATGGGCGGGAGCCAGGTGCGCATCAGCTGGCCGCCGTTGACCGACGCGCCGTGGAAGGCGTCCAGGCCGAACGACACCGCGTAGAGGTCGGTGAGGTTGGTGATGTTGCCGCCCGCGCCGCCACCGTCGGGGTCCCGCGTGGTGATGGGGATGATCGGGGCGGAGCCGTCGGGCAGGTCGCCGATGTCGACCAGGACCCAGTCGCCGTAGCGCTCGATCTGGCGGCCGAGGTCGTCCTTTTCGTTGGTGTACATGCCGGCCCACCGCGCCAGCGAGCGGACGCGGGTGATCGACGTGGTGTTGCCGAGCAGCGCCTTGACGCCGGGCGGGACGTCGCCGGGGCCTCCCTGGCCGCCGCCGGTCTGCGACGGCAGGATCCGCGACAGGTAGTCGTCGAGGATGTCCAGGGCCTGGTTGGCCTTGTTGACGTCGGTGATCCCGGCGGCGGACCAGTCGGCGTAGAAGGTGCCACCCGCGCCGTTGTTCGGGATGTACTCGGTCGCCGTGCCGGTCAGCGCCTTGGACAGGCCGTCGAAGCCGTTGGCGTTGACCGCGACGTCGCCGAGGATCAGCTCCTTCTGGAACGTGGTGCGGATGGAGATCAGCAGCTGCTGCAGCTGGAACCGCACCTCGGCGGTGGCCGCCTGGCCGAGCGCGGCCAGCACGCGGTCGACCTGGAACGAACCGCCGAGCGGCTTCAGGTCGGTCGTGAACCGCTGGCGCGTGGCCTGGCCGGGCACGTACTCCGAGTTGATCGCGCGGAACGCGGCCGGCGCCGCGGCCGTGAGCCGCGTGTAGCCGTAGGTCAGCGTCGAGCCGCCGGTGGGGTTGACCGTGTCGTCGAAGACGATGTGGTCCAGCAGCCAGCTGTAGCGGCGCAGGTTGTCGATGACGGCGAAGTCGACGTCGTCCTGGACGTTGACCTGCGCCTGGGCGAGGGTGACGGGCATGTGCGGTTACTCCCTTGTGGATGGGCCCTGGATCAGCCGCCGCCGTAGCGGCGCTTCAGGGCAGCGTCGAGCGAGGTCGGCCGGGCCGAGGTACCTCCGGCGCCGCCGGGGTGGTCACCGCCGGACCGCGCCGCGGCCGGGACCGTGCCCGCGGCCTTGTGCTTCGGGTGCTTGTCGACCCACACGGTGATGTGGGCCTGCAGCTTCTGCCGGAACTCGGCGGACTTCGGGTCCAGCTCGATGAAGTCGCCGAGCGAGTCGAGGAAGGCGTTCGAGTCGAGGAGAGCGTCCGCGTCCGCACCGGCGGTGCCCGCGACCCGGAGGATCGCGTTCTCGGCGGCGGTTTCCCACGCGACGGCCGTCTGCTGCGCGACCTCGGCCGCCAGGGCCTTGGGGTCGGGCGGGAGGTCCGAACCGTCGGGGTTCTTGCCGAGGGCCTTGAGGACCGCTTCGAGCTGCTGCTGGGCCGCCTGGGCCTGCTGCGTGCTCGTCTGGTTGTTGGTGCGGTGCTTGGCGTTCTCCTTGCGCAGATCGTCGATGACCTTCTGCGCTTCCTCGAGCGTCATGCCCGAGGAGGTGCCCTGCGGCTGCTGGGTGGCCGGCGCCTGGCCGGTCGTCTGCTGCTGTGCGGGCGGTGTTGCTGCGGGCGGCTGCTGGGTCCCCTGCGGCGCCTGGCCGCCGGTCCCCGCGTCGGTCGGGGTGCCTGACCCCTGCGACGTGTCTCCCATGATCGTACGTCCTTCCTGGACGGTCTACTCGGACTTCAGCGCTCGCGCGGCGAGTCGCGCGAGCTTGCGGGGCTTGCGGCCGGTGGCCGCGGTGGGCGCGTCCGGGTCGCTGGTGCCCTTCGCCGCCAGCTGGGCGGCGAGCTTCTTGAACCGGGTACCGCTGCCCAGTTTCGGTGTGGTGGTCACGGTGTTCTCCTGCTCATCTCGGATGCGAGCGGTCATGTAGCCGTTCGACCAGCCGTCGTAGTGGGCCGCGAAGTCGGCCGGGCTCTTGCCTTTGCCGAGCCAGCTTTCGGTGACCCTCTCCAGCAGGAGGTCGGGGCGCAGCTCGCCCGTGCCGGTGACGGTGACGGAGCCGATCGAGTCCCCGTCGAGGTCGTAGAAGTCCACGGTGGTCATGCCGCTGCCTCCGATTTGCCCGCGTTGAGCATGTCGAGCCGGGTGATCATTGCGTCGAACCAACGCTTTTCCTCGGCGGAGCTGAACTCCGGTCGAAGTGCCTCGATGGAGGCGCGGATCTTCGCCAGCTCGGCCGGTGTCCACTGAGGATCTGCGCCGACGAACTCGCGGTAGCCTTCCATCTTCGGGCGCACCCATGCGTCGACGAACGGCGATCGCGGCACCTTATGCCGACCCGTTTTGCCGTGCGGTGTGTGGACGAAGTTCGCGGCGGCGTGGTCGATGGGAATCACCGACTTGCCGTCCTTGGAGACCATCCAGTTCAGCTCGTGCCGGTCGTCGTTGTCGATGAGCCAGTCGAGCATCCCGATCTCGCGGGCGTTGCGAAGCTGCATCTGGCGGTCTCGCTCGGCCTCGATGATGGGGCGCTTGTTGTGGTCGCCCTTCACGTTCCGGATGAGTGCCTTCATGAGCGCGGCGCCGGTCTCGCCGTCCACGAAGTTCATCACGGTGTCCCGGTCGGACACCTGAGCGACCGTCAGATCGCCGATGCCGAGTGCGTTGGCCACGCGGCCCCCGAGGTACTCGGCGCGGGTTTCCTCCGCGGTCTGGCGTTTCCGTACCGCTTGCCGGCCGTCGGACAGCTTGACCTTCTGGACCAGCTGCGCCCAGTTGCCGCCGCTCAGGGACTCACCTCGGGTGTGGCCCTTCTCGTACGCGGCGCGCAGGTCGTCGACCTGCTTCATGCCCGGGGCCTGGCGCTCAGCCTGCTTCGCCAGCTTCTGGTGCCGGGCACCAGTTCCGAGCGCGCGCTGCTCCTGCTTGGGCATGGCGGGCAGCTGTCCAGCGAAGCGACCGGCTGGCAGCTCACCGGCGAAGCGGCCGCGGCCTCCCGCGGCGGGCTTCCTGGGCGTCGGCAGCTCGCCAACGAATCCTGCAATACGGCCGCGGTCTGCTCCCCGGCGGTTGCCGGGATGGCGGCGTTCTCCCATGTGGGCGAACGCCGCTTTCTGCGCAGCGCGAGGCAGCTTGAGGAAGTCGGTCATGGTCCCCTCGTTCTCCCGCGCGTGGGCGCGGTCCTACCGGGCGGTGCCGATCCGCTCGCGGTGCGGCTGGCGGAACAGCTGGGTGGGGGCGGTCTTGAGGTGCTCGCGGATCTGCGCCTGCGTGGCGCGGACCTTCGCCTCGAACACCCGGCGGGCGGCGGGGTCGAGGGCGGTCTGGGCCTGGAGCTTGTCCTTGCGCACCTTGCGTTCCAGGGCGCGGAGTTTCTGCCGGGCGAGGTCGCCGTCCGGGTCGGCGGTGTCGGTCGGCAGCCGGGTGACGCCGGGCATGTACGCGCTCAGGCTGTGGCGGCAGTTGGGGTGCAGCAGGCCCGCGGCGACGGCCTCGGCGACCGATCCGGCGACGTGCACCGTGATCTGCCGGTCCTGGGTGCCGTGCTGCACCCGCACGCGGCGTTCGCCGGGCGGCCCGGAGCGGTCGAGCACCTTGCCTTCCCACGGGCGGCAGCGCTTGCACTCCTGCGGCGCGTTCGACACCACGACGAGGTTGATGCCGGCAGCGCCGAGCCGATCGAGGTTGCCCTGCACCGCGGCCTGGGCGGTGCCGGTGCGGGTGGCCATCTCCACGTAGGACGCGAGGTCCCAGCGGCGGCCGGACTTGTCGACGAACCCGGTGATCCCGTTGCCGAGCAGCTCTTCCCACGCGCGCTGGGCGCTGCGCAGGCGGGTTTCCCGGCCGGTGAGGGTGCCGGTGAGCAGGGTGCGGGCCATGACTTCGCGGTAGGTGTCCAGCTCCCACCGCAAGATCCGCACGTGCGTGCCGAGCAGCTTCGAGGTGAGCGCGTACACCATGCGCTGGATCGCGCCCAGCTGCGGCAGCTGCTGCCGCACCTCGGCCAGCTGCGCCGCGGACATGCCGCCGCGCTTGGCCAGCTCGGCGATCGCGGCCTCACCGCCCCGGTGGTACGCGAGGACGATGGCCTGCTCGACGGTGCCGGACAGGTCCCGCTCGACCTCCGACAGCATCCGGCGCGCGGCGCGGGCGAGCAGCCCGAGCGCGGCCTGCTGCTGGGCGAAGTCGGCGGGCTCGTCGATGCCGGCGCGCAGCTGGCGGGACAGCTGGTCGGCCAGCTGGATTTCGAGCCGGTGGTACAGCTCGGCGATCGTCGCGGCGATGTCCGCGCCGAGCGTCCGGTCAACCGGCACGGCGCGCTACTTCTCCGCCGGAGGCTCGTCCGGCTCGGCGGGGTCGTCGTCGCCCGGGTCGCCGGTGAACGTGTCGGGGTTCTCGACCTGCGCGGGCCCGGCTTCCTTCTGGATCCGCGCGACCTCTTCGCGGACCTCGGAGTCTGCCCACTCGGGGTGGAGCATCCGGACCTTCGTCTCGGTCGAGGCGGCGCGCGCGGCCTCCAGCTGCGCGAGGGTCTGCGCCAGCGATGCGACGTCCTGCTGCACCGCGTCGGGGAAGGTCACCGTCGGCGCCGCGCTGGCGTCGAGCTTCCAGCCGAAGTGGACGGTGCCGACCTTGAGCAGGGCCTGCAGGATCTCGGCCAGGCGCGGGCGGAAGTACTTCACCTTCTTGTCGCGGGTGATCAGCGACTTGCGCTCCTTGGCGGCGACCTCGGTGGCGGTGATCGCGACGTCGCCGGCCATGCCGAAGGTTTGCTGGCTGTATCCCGCGGTGGTGACGATCCGGCCGACGAAGTTGAGGGAGGTCCGCTCGTGCTCCTCCACCCGGATCGCGAACTGCTGCAACGTCAGCTGCGTCGAGCCGTCGGTGGCCGGGATCATGCCCAGGCCCTCGTAGATCTCGCGGTCGGGGTTGAACAGAGCACCACGGCCGGGGCCGCGGTCCTGCAGGAACGCCTCCGGGGCGATGATCCGGGCCTTCGCCAGGCGGAGGTCGCGCATCCACGAGGTGTAGGTCTCGTCGAGCGCGTCCATCAGCGGCTCGGTGGACGCGAAGTCGCTGCGGCCGAACGGGCTGCAGGCGGGCAGGTGCGGCCAGAGCCGGTTCGGGCGGATGTTCGGCACGTACACCGCGGTCAGCTGGTCGATCCCGGTGGCGATCGCGCCTTGGGCGTTGACGACGTCGGCGAGGTCCGCGGTCTCCGGGTAGTCCGCCAGCGGCACGGCCCGGCCGAGGTCGGTCTCGGTGCCCTCGTAGACGCCGTGCAGGATGACGCCCTGGCCCTTGACCATCTCGTGCCGCTCCAGGTGGCGGACGACGATCTGGGCGTCGCACGCCAGCTGCCGGACGAAGGTGACGGCGGCGAGGCGGCCGTAGCGCCATTCGGGGATCGCGGCGTCGGCGTGCACGGCCGACAGCCACGGCCCGGCCGGGTTGACGTCCTTGTCCCACACGACCCGCAGGTACACGCCGGACTTGGCGGCGGCGATCTCGGCGGACTCCAGCAGGGTGGCGTGCAGGTCGTCCGACAGCAGCTCGTCGAGCTGGGTCTGCGCGGCCTTGTCGTCGGAGGTGACGGTGATCGGCTCCGAGAACAGCAGATCCGCCGACGTGGTGGCGATGTCCGCGGCGACCGGGACATGCAGCTTCGTGCGCTTCTCCCCGGGCACGACCGGTTGCCCCCAGAAGAACCGGGCGAGCGTGCCCACGACGCCGCCGCGCAGCTGCGACGGCCGGACGTTCGGGTGGTTGACCATCCGGGAGCCGAGCCGGGTGTAGATCGTCTCCAGGTCGTCGGGGTCGCCGGAGTACCAGGCGCCCCACTCGCGCATCGACTCGAACGCCGGCGCGAAGTCCTTCGGCGGCCAGGACCCGCCCTCGGGCAGCGGCACGTCAGGCCTCCTCGTCGACGGTGATCATCACGAGTGCGTCGACGGGGACGTGCAGCTCGGCCAGGCCCTCCAGCGCGGCGAGCGCGAGGTCCTCCCAGCTGATGTCCATGTCGTTATGGGCGCGCATGTGCCGGGCCATCGGCTCGGCCAGCTCGACGCGGGTGGCGTACCGGTGGCGGCGCACCGGACGACGGCTGGCGGCCACGTCGCCGAGGCCGGTGTGGCCGGCCGCGATCGCCTCGCGCGCGCATGGCGGGCACAGCGCCGGGCCGCCGCACCGAGCGACCAGGCCCGGTGGCACGTCGGCCGCACACGGCTCCGTCGGGCCGACCCAGTGGCCGTGGCTGGTGTACGGCATCAGCGCGGGCCGGCCTTGATCGTGTCACCGATCGGGTCGGCGGGCTGGAACACCGCGCGCGTGAGGTGGTAGAAGGCGTACTCGAAGTGCGTGCGCGCCGAGGCCAGCTGGCGCGGGTCCAGCGGCACGCCCATGCTGAGATACCAGCCGAGGAACTCCGCCGTGCGGTTCTCGAAGTACTTGACCCGGTTGACCAGGTCCAGCGCGTCGGGCGTCTGCTGCTTGTAGCCCTTGACGTTCTGGCTGCCGGTGTCGATCAGGCCGTCGATGGAGCCGCATTCGTCGCTCATGCTGCTTGTCCTTCCTGGACGTAGGGACGCCAGAGCGCCTCGGTGGTGTGGATCGCGTAGCGGGCCGCGTCGAGCGAGTGATCGTCGGCCTTGATGGGCTTGTCCTCGCCCTTCTCGGCGGCCTTGTCGTCCCAGCTGTAGCCGCCGATCTCGTCGATCAGGCCGCTGCAGGACTCGTGGACCTTCAGCAGCCCGCGACCCAGCAACGACGCGACGTTGCGGATGCCGTCGGCGACGTCGTTGTTCGCCTTGACCGGGGTGATGCCGTCGCGGAACAGTTGCTGCAGGAAGCTCGCGGCCGAGGGGTCGACGACCGTCCATTCGGGATGGACGCCGAGTACCGCGGGTTCGTGGGGGTTCGGGTGCTTGGCGAGCCAGCCGCGGAGCTTCTGGCTGTACTCGATGTCGGTGAGGGACTTGCGGCGCAGCTTCGAGTCCCACCGCCATTCGCCCGCGAGGTAGAGCCGGGTGTGGCCGTCGGGCTCGGGCTCGCCGACGCCGAGGGTGAGCGCCGCGAACGGGTTGGTGGTGCCGTAGTCGACGCCGCAGGCGATCCACCGGAGGATTCGCGGCATCTGCGCGTCGTTGACGACGTGCTGCTCGGGGTCCCACATGTCGTACACGGCGCCTTCGGCCTGCACCCAGTGGCCGAGGATGAACCGCCGGTACCAGAGCCCGACGTACTCGGCCTTCAGCGCCTCGACGTAGGCCGGATCGAGGCTGTGGTTGTCCTCGATGGTGAAGTGCCAGTACCGCAGGTTCAGCTCGCCCTGGCGGAGGATGAACTTCTTCCGCAGCCAGTGCCCCGGGTTGTCCGGGTTGGTGGTGGCAAACAGCTGCGCGCCCGGCACCGACAGGCGGGCCAGCAGCTGGTCCCAGAACGCCTCGGGGATCAGCGTCGCCTCGTCGACGTAGGCGCCAGCCGCGGTGAGGCCGCGCAGCCGGGCCTCGGCGCGGGCGTCGTTGGCGGTGATGACCTCGATGGTGCGGCCGAGGATCGTCGCGGTCGGGGCGCCGCGGGTGTACTTCACCAGCCGGGCGGCCGGGCCGAACAGCTCGGGGTCGCCGAGCGGGCCGAAGACGTTGCGGGCCACGGTGTCGTAGGTCTTGCCGACCACGACCAGCGCGCCCCCGCGTGGCGCCCGGGAGACGAACACCAGCCAGCGCAGCAGGGACCCGATGGTCTTGCCGGACCGGACGCTGCCGTCCCAGATGTTGATCCGGGCCGTGGCCTGCGCGATCGAGCGTTCCTGCGCGATGGACAGGCGCCGCCCCCCGGCGAGCTGCACCGTCAGGCTCCGTCGGAGCCGTGCTTCGCGACCAGGCCGTCGAAGAGGTCGCCGAGCAGGCTCCCGATCGTCTCGTTGCTGCCGTCGCCGTCGCGCTCGTCGAGCCGGAGCGACGAGTTGATCGCGGTCGATGCGGCCTGCATCAGCTTGAGCTTGTCCTGGGCGGTCGGCTCGGGCTGAGTCCACACCTCACGGGTGAAGTCGCGGCCGCCGTGGTCGATGTAGGTGGTCTCGACCCACAACCGCTGGCGCAGCTTCTGGGCGTCCTCCAGGAGATCGAGCATCAGCGCGGTCCGCCGCGCGCGGGCGTCAGCGGTGCGGGCCTCAGTGGCGGCCTTGACCGCGGACCGGTCGAAGTCGAGGCCGAGTTCGGCGGCGATCTTCGACACGGTGGCGCCGGACCGGCCGATGGCCCGCGCGATGGCGTTCCGGTTCTCGCCTGCCGCGTGCAGCTCGGCGACGCGCTGGCGGTCCTCGTCGGTGATCGGGCGCGGCTTGGCCACAGTCGATCACCTCCAGCTGGTCGGGTTGCCCTCCACGTCCTGCCCGTGCGCGGGCCTGGGCCGAGGGCTCTCGTCGACTCCGCCGGCGAGCCCCGGGTACAGCGCAGCCCCCGCCGGGTCACGCACGGCGGGGGCTGCAGGCCCGGAGCCGATCCCGGGTTACGGCGCACCTTCAAGGGGTAGACGGTGGGTGGCGGGCATAGCTCCGCCCAAGATCAGCGTGACACAGCGCTTGAGCTGGGCGCAACTCGCCCCGCCGACCGGTCGCGACCGGTAGTCACAGCGGCTGCTGCGACAGCGGGCGCCAGGTGTCCTGGTAGCCAGGTCGGTCGGCGTATGGCAGGGCCAGCAGGCGGAGCGTCGTGTCGGCGAGCGCCCACGCCGTGGTCGCTGGGTACTTGCGGCCGGTGGTCGACTCCCACGCTGCCTGGTTCTCGCACTCCCTGACGATCTTCCGTTTGGCTTCGACCTCGCGGAGCACATGAGCCGGGTCATGGCGGGCGATGTGGGCGCGGTAGGCGTTGCCGAGTTCGCTCGGGTCGGCGCCCGCCACGTAGCCGAGGTGCCCGAAGTCCCACTTGTTGTCGCGGATCGCGGCCGGGTCGACGTGAACCATGCCCGGTACGTCGTCCACCCACGGAACGTCTCCGCAGGCCCGCGCGACTCGTTCGTCTTCGTCGAGCTGGGCTCTCAGCCACGTGATCAGGTCGTCCACGCTGGTGCTCCGTTCGCGTTGTTCGAGATAGGCGAGTATCTCAGCCAGGTCGTAGCCGCCCGGGCCGCGCGTGAGGTGCCCGCGCCGCACCCACTGCCGGAGCGTGTCCGGCCGGATGCGCAGCCGGTCGTCGCCGCGGGCGTCGGCCTCCTGGTGCAGCAGCAGCACGGCCAGCTTCGCCGGGACGCGCTTCACGACGCGTCGTCCTCGGCCGGTGGGTCGTCGATGGGGACGACGGTCTCGGTGTCGAGCAGCTCGTGGTACGTGATGCTCTCGCCGCCCGGGGTCTCGATGACGTAGTACCGGTCGTCGGTGATGCCGGCGGACTGCGCGACCGCGGGGTGCGGGTGCCAGTCGCGGACGATCGTCCACGTCGAGCCGGTGGGCAGGTACCGGAACCGCTTGCCGATCGGGAACCGCGGCCGCGGGTCCTGCTCGTCGGGGCTCATGGTCGCCACTCCGGGCGGTAGTCGGGGTGCTCGGCGAACGCCGCGGCGGCCCGCCGGATCGGCGTGCAGGGGTAGCCGCCGCTGCACTGGCTGACGCAGTGGTACGGGCCCGAGGGGTGGTCTCGGCGTCCGAAGTGGTCGATGACGGCGATCTGCTCCAGGCGTTCCGCGTCTGCGCGGCCGACCTCGCGGGCGCGGGCGAGCACGAACGTCACGATCGGGTGGCTCTCGGGCAGGCCCGTCGTCACAGCGTCCACTCCGCGCGGTAGTCGGGGTGTCCGGCGTAGACGGTCACGAGGCGGCGGATGACGGTGCGCGACACCCCGCAGATGACCTCCCGGGCCGGGTTGCTGGTGTCGGCGCACTGCCGCGCGTAGTCGTCCAGGATCGCCCGCTTGGCGCGGACGTCGGCGGAGTCGGGCTCCTCATCGAGGCGGGCCCAGAAGAAACTGATCAGCGGGTCGACTGGGCCGGGCAGCTCCTGGCCCTCGCCGTCGAAGTAGGTGACGGTGCGCGTCACCTGGTGCTCGTCGTCAGCCATGCTCCGAATGTAGGCCGCGGCGGCCGCGGGCGCGAACGAACGGCGCGGGCCCCGGCAGCACGCCGGGGCCCGCGTCGCGTCGTCGTGTTGCTCAGGCTGGTGTAGCGGTGTCGTCCGCGGTGACGGTGTACTGGAACGGGCCGCCAGCCGACGGGAGGTCCCGGTAGTTGGCGTCGATCACGTCGGTGGTCTGCGCCATGGCGTACGCCGGGACCAGCCAGGTGCCGGCGGGGAGGTTGCTGCCGTTGCAGATGGGGCCGGAGGTGGTGATGGTGCCGTCGCCGTTGTCGACGACGCTGAATCCCCACCGGGCGGCGAAGGCCTCGACCTCGGCCAGGTTGCTGCCGGTCCATTCGAGCGCCTCGACGACGGTGGGCCGCGGGGTCATGTAGCGGATGGGCACTGGGTTCCTTTCCTGGGGTGGAGGTCCGGGTTATGCGGCGCTGAAGTCCGGGTCGGCGGCGAGCGCGTCGGGTGCTGTGGTGATGCCGATGGCCTTGCCGTCCCCTCGGCGCTCGACGCGGATGTAGCCGCCGGTGCTGACGTAGAGCACCTCGTTGCCGTTCGGCAGGTCCATGCCGCCGATGATGATGGCGAAGAAGTCGGTGCCGACGAAGCCGGCGCCGATGATGCTCAGGCGGTTGTAGTTGTAGGACTCGCCGAAGAACGCCTGCACGTCCTGGTGGTCGGTGGTGCTCTGCACCTGGAGTTCGTCGAACGTCGTCGGCTTGCGGTGGTAGCTGGTCATTCTTGCTCTGCTCCTTCGGTTGGGTGATCAAAGTCGCGGCGGACGCCGCGTTGCCGCAGCGTCAGGCCGCGGTGTCCTGGGCG